ACATTTAGTTTAGGAACCAATGGATTAACATTTCTATCCCATGCTTTTAATTGATATATGTTATCTCTTATAATTGCTGCTGTATTAAACATAAACTCTGGGTCATCTGATTGTTCTGGATATAAAATTGCAGCTATCTGTACAGCTTGTGTAGTAGCTACTTGATATAAGTCCTCATCAAAACCTTTAACACCTAACTTACTTGCAATAGCATTAAACATATTTTTACCAGTAGCTGGTATTGTTTCTTCTAATATTGCTTCTCCAATTAAATCTTTAATATCTCCAGTACCACTTTCAAATGGCAAACCAAATTGGAATATAGTTCTTTCTAACAATCTTCTAGTTTCTGGATTATCTCTAGTCATTGCACCTATAGGTAAAGCAAGTACAGGTCCTAATGGTGGGAATAAACCACCACCAGCTACACCTAATGCTGATATAGGTAAACTTCTTTTAAGTATGATATTGCTATCTTCTATGCTTATATCATCTGTCCAAGTACCTTCGCCTTCTGACTTAACATAACTTTCTAAAGCTGTACCACCTACAGGTATAATTAAGTATCTTTCTCCAAACTTATCAGAATATATATAATTATTTTCTATACCTTTCCTATATGCAAAACCTACCTGTGCTAATGCTCTAGGGTTTGCTGCACCTAGCTGTGTCCATCTACCTAACACTTCTCTATATGCTTCAAAGAAAGGTAATCCTACTTTGTATGCTTCTGCCAAGTAACCTCTCTCTAACAAGTTATATAACAATCTGTTGTGTAGCTCTAGTGCATATTGTGATGCTGTTTTGTTTATGTCATTAAATGTCATATTGCGTACAGTGTCTGTTCTAATATCATCTAGGTCTAACATTGTGTGATAATCAATTTCTGTAAACTCTGATATTAAACCACTCTTCTGTGCATTGTTTACTACTAACTTTCCAGACTTACTATCTACCATTGCTAGTATTCCAGACCTTTGCATAAACTCTGCGACATCATCATACTTAGCATTACCCATGCCTAACACTTTCCTAAGTTCTTTTATTGTTGGTGTAGGGTTTTCTTTAATTAATGCTTTAAAGTTATTTGTTATATCAAATGTATTTTTACCTGTATCTGCATGTAATTCTTTTAGGGCTTTAATAAATTGTTGGTCTTGTGATTTATCTAATTTACCATCTACTAATACATTTCTTCTAGGAACTGATGAGTAGTATGCACCTATCTTTGTATTCTCATCTCCTAATCTAATACCACCTGCTGTTTCTATAGAGTATGCTTTACTTTCTGCATTGTTTAGTAACAAGTCCATTTCTAACTGTTGTTTAGATGTAGCTTGTAATACTCTTGGTGCATATTTATTGTCTGCATTATAAGCAACAAATGTAACAGCATCATCAGTAACTTGTAACCTCTGTCTTACTGCTTTCTTCATTACTTCTTCTATTTGTTCAAAAGGTATTTCTGCATCTGTAAGATTTCTTTTAACTGATGCAAGTAAATCTGCTGGTAAATTAACTACACTATCTGGGTCATAGTGTGCATCTAATATATCTTGCAAACCTTTGCGTGTAGCAAACACTAAGTTGCTTTCTATAAAGTGATAATATGCTTGTTTAAATGTAGGTATTCGTGATAGTGATGCTTCTGCTTGACCAGCTACAAAGAACAAAGCATCCATTAAGTCTGCCCATCCTTGTGCAAATCCTTTACCTGTAACTTTCCTTACACCTGGTACTTCAAATGGTAAATCTTCTAATACTTCTAACATGTATGGTCTAATTGTTTCTTTTATTTTCTTTTTGTTTATTTGTTTTGCAACATCCAAACTTCTTACATTTGTTTTTCCAACCATACCTTGTGCAATAACATCTAGTAAGTCTTGTTGATTAGCAGTAAAGTTAGATATAAACATCTTGTGATGTCTAACAAAATCTATAAAATCTTCTTGTGTTTTAACAACTGGTATAACTTGTGATGCTTTATCTACGCTTCTAATAGATAATGTCTTTCTGTTTAAATCTACAATCTCATCCATAAGATATGGTGTTCTCTGTATTAAATCTACAACTTCTTCATCACTTAGGTTTTTCTTCATAGCTTGTGCTACAACTGGCATAAATGGGTCATGTGCCATCTGTGTAATTAAGTAATCTATATATGCTTCTACATAGTTATCATCAACATCTAGCTTTGTAGCTCCTGGTGCTACTTCTTCTCCAGTTGCATACTTAGGTATCTGTTCCCAATCTCCTCTGTTTTTTCTAAATACAGATGTAAAGCGTGGGTCTCTTTCATATAAGTCTTGTACTTCTGGTAATCCAAACTTTGAATTGTTTTGTTTTAATGCACCTAAACCTTTCCTTATAAAGTCTGGGTACTTCTCATCTAATACTTTTGCACTTGTTCTAAATGGTCCTGTTAGTGCAGTTAATGGTTTATAGTCTGGGTTTTGTGCTTGTATTAATTTAACCATTGCACCATTTGGGTCGTTCCATATTAACTTTAAATACTCCCATGGGTCTCTAAATATAGATGCTAAACCTCTAGCTGACATCCTTAAATTACCATCTGTTGTAATTTTAAGTGGGAAAGCTAATCGTGTAATAAGTTGTAATGGCATCCATGCTCTACTAATAAAAGTAAATGCCATATCTGTAGCTTTAAATGGTATTCTTTCTGCACCATACTTAAATAAAACTGATGGGTCTTTTAGTCCATCTGCTATTGCACCTTTAAGTTCACTACCTAATGGTGTAGATGGGTCAAAGAAAGTACCAGCTTTACCTTCATTAGCTGCTTGTCTAACTGCATCTATACTTTCTTCATAACCATTTTTTCTAAATGTTTTGTTTCTTAATCTTCTACGCATAGATGTATAACGCAATGTAGCTTTAATATCTGGTACATTGATTGTTAAATCCATAGCTTGTCCTGCCATAGCTAATGTATTTTGTATAGCAGCAGCTTTATCTGTTTCTGATAACATAGCATTGTTTAGTTGTGCTCTGCTTATAGGGTCTAATCCATCTTGTAATAACTGTCTATCATAGAACTGTTCACTTAATGTAGGTTTATATGCTCTACCTTTTTCACTAAATCCTCTTACATCATCTAAATGTGTTGATAAGAAATCTGTTATCTCGTTATCTGACAAACCAAATACATATCGTAGTTGTAATGCACCTTCTGTTTTAATTAACTTGTCATAATAAACTTCTTGTGCTCCTCTATAATTTTTATTAAATATCTCTGTATAAAATTCTTTTACTAAATCATCAATCTTGTTTTCTGGTATAGAAAACATATACCCTGTTTTAATAAAAGTATCTACTGCTCTATCTACTTCTGTAAGATAAGCCCATGGTCTTGATGGCAGTCTTGGGTCTGTACCACCAAATATATCTTTAAAACTAGAAGCTAATGTTCTTACTGGGTTCTTAGACTTCCTACCACCACCACGCATATAAGTAGCTGTATATTGACTATCTGTCATAGCAGCATACAAGTTATCTAAAAAGTTATCGTTTAATACTTTTGCTTGTATATGAAAATCATTAGCACTTGTTAAATTATTACCTGCAAATCTAACATCAGATATTAAACCACCAGTCAAACTTTCTTTTATAATGTCAAATGTTTGGTCTGGATTATTAACTACTTTCATAGCCATGTTAGGACTAAATCCATTTCGTGCTAGATATAACATAACTGGAGCACCTTCATCTACAGCTTTAGTTATTTCATCTGCCATAAGTTGTATTACTGGGTCTTTGTCAATCCAAAAATCTGCTACCTTACCACCTGCTTGTATGTATTCATCTAGTTCTCTACCTACGCTTGTAAGTGTTTTACTTGTTTGTGCTGACCTACCACCTATACCAACGCCAGGTAAAACCATAGTTGGGTCTGTAACTACCATTAGTCCTAAGTTACCCATAAATCCTATCCATGCGTTCCAACCATGTTTAGGGTCAAAGTTTAAATCTGATATTTTATCTTGCTCTGCTGATAGTAAAGCATTAAATTTAGTTTCAAACTCTTGGTCTGTCATACCAGTTGTTTGATATGTATTAACTAACTTAGCTATTTCGCCTTCTGTTTCAATCTTTATATCTGCAATTACATTGTTTAATGGACTATATTCTCCACCTAATGAACCTGTAAGTGTATATCTAATCATATCTCCAGGTGTTGCAGGTATGCTATATTTCTTAAAACCTTCTCTAGTTTGCATTGCTTCTTGGAAATATTCATTGCTACCAAAGTATGTTTCTATACCATTAGGATTAGCTGAACCATACAACTGATTAACTGTATCTATATACGCATCTAATCTTTCTTGTGTAGTTGGTTCTCTAGTTTCTCCATCTTGTTGTATCTTTAAGTTTTCTGCATATACACTAGGAAAATATTTATTTATAGTATCTATATCTGTCTGTGCTAATTTAAAATCTTTTTTTGTATTTAAATAAGTTAGATTATCTGTAACAGCAAGTGGTGCTAAATTTAATACTGTCTCTGGCAAATCCCATCCATATTTTTTACCTTGTGATAATGCACCTCTAACAGCACCAGCTTGTAAACCAGCTACAAAAGATTTAAGTTTCCATGATAAAGGTATCTCATTATCTTCTGTTTCTGGGTCTCCAACAAACCTAGAAAAATCTCTATCTAATTCTTTACCTTGTTCCCTAGCTAATCTTTCTAACTCTGCTTTACTAGCAACACCATAAGAGTTCATAGCTCCTACTTGAAATCTTTGATACCAAGCATTAAGACCAACTAATAAACCATTAATAGCTGTACTTTTTCTTAACTGGCTTTCTCCAAATAATTCTTTTTGTGTTTCAGTATTAACTTGTTTAGTTTTTGTATATGCTTCTTTAGCTCTATCCCAATAACTTTGTGTTCTTTTTCTGTTGTAATCTTCTTTTTCATCTGCAATGTTATTGTTAGTTTCTTTCCATAAGTTGTAATACTCTCCTGCACTTAATCCCATAGATGCAGCAGCAATAGGTAAATCACTATCTTCATTTGGGTTCATTGATTTAAAATCTAATGTTTTCTTACCTAGTATTTCTAATTCTGCATCAGACATAGTGTTCTTAGCTGTGTTAAGTGCTTGTTGGTCTATGCCTTTTTCCTCTTGGGATTTAAGCCACTCTTGACCCCATCTCAAATAAAAGCTCATTAGTTAAACCTATATCTTAGTTCTGGGAACCTTTCAGTAATTAACTGTTTTGTAATCTGTGTCTCTTGCACAGGTGCAGCTACTTGCATATCTTGCTCTGGAACAAAACCAGGTTGGTCTGGGAATTGTGTTGGAGCATTAAATATGTCGCCAACCATTGGCATTGTACTTGCTTGTTTAAGTATAGGGGATTGAGTTTGTGGCTCTACAGCATCTATTTGATTACCTAACGCTGTGGATTGCCCTGTTGGGTCTCCTTTCGCCCTATTTGGTACTACTAAATCTTGGTATGCACCATCAACTGCCATATCAGTTGCTTGTTTAAACGACTTACTTTTTCTACCACCTGGCATCTTCATCTCCTTGTTGTAAATCAAACCCTAATGATACATTTAAAAATACATTAGGTATTGGTGTTGGAATAATGTATGTACCTAGTGGTATATCTCCAGTCTCTACATCTGGTCTAACAATAGGAACAATCTCTATAACTGTTTCTTCTTCTACTGGAAACGAATTAAAATCCCAATCTTCTTGATTAATTATATCTATAAATTTTTCGTTAATATCTTCAAATGGTCTAGCCAACTGGTACTCCTGGTGGTATTCCTGGACCTGCTGCTAATTGTTCTGGTCCACCTAACTGTGCAAGTACAGAAGCAATGTCTGGTTCTGCTGGAGCTTGTGCTTGTGCAGCTACCTCTTGTGCCTGTACTTCTTCTTCTGTGTAAAACTCATCTAGTATCTGTGTCATGTTTTGTGGATTTTTTCTAATCTCTTTAGCTGCAAGACTTGCTTTGATGTTACCTTGTGCTGCTTGTGCCATTAATGCTTCAAATAACACAGTCTCTGCTTTCTCTGCATTTACTCTGTTCTGTATTTGAGATATGTTATCTAAACCATCAAGGTTCTCTTGTAATGTTTGCATATCTATTACACCTTGTTGTTTTAATTGCAACCCTGTAATAATTTTTTGTGGCTCATCAAACCCTGCCATAACTCCATATACTCTTCTTGTTTTATATACTTCTGCTATATCAGAGTTAGGTACATAAGTTTCTTTAAACGCTGTACCATTTCTAAATCCTGCGATAGGTTTACGCATACCACCATACATAACCTCATCCCACTCTAGTCTCTTGCTATCTATTTCTTCTAACGCATCTTTCATTACTGTTTGATATTCTCTTACATGCAATGATGATGATTGACCTAGTTCCTCTAATCCTCTACCAGTAACAAACGCATTTGGCGATTGTCCATCATCTGCTACAGGATATGCAGAACCTAAACGCAAGTGTCGTTCTAATCTATCTATCTGTTGGAACAACTGATAAGGTAAGTTATTTACTGGTTTTGATACTTGACTACCTGGTGTCAAATAGTTTACAGCGAACCTACCCTTTCTATATTGTCCACTTTCTATCTCGCCAATGATGTTGGTTTCTGTAAACACAGCATCTTCCATTGCAATGACAGATAGAATATTTATTTTCGCCATGTTAGCCATTAAGCCAATAACATGATGAAATTGTCCTTGCATTTGGTCAAAACTATAGCGTTTAGCTATTACAAATCTTGGTCCAGATTTAAGTGGATTAGGAATAAAATCTAATATTATTTTGTTTTCTGGTAAGAATACATAAGTTCCTTCTTCATCATAGTATTCTGCAACTACTTTACCTGTACCATCTGCATTAGCCCAAGTCTTGTCATAACTAGATAGATAAGCCATTGTATTATATTCTGCATCTACCTCATCAAGTATGACATTTGCATGTTTTGGATATTGTCTAGCTAGTGTTGCGTGTGGTACTCGTTGTAATATTGCTAACTCTTTTGGTTCTTGGTCCACACCAAAATGTCCAGGGTAACAAAGATATGGGTCTCTTAGTTCTGCTACAGGATATGGTATTCCATTAGCATCTTTTTTTTCTTTAAGTATCCATACAGCAAATCCATAACCAGGTAACCATCTACCAGCTTGTGGTAATTGCTTGTCTAGTTTCTGTATGTCATCATACGCAGTTACTATTCTTTCTAGTTTTTCTGCTCTCTTAGTAGCTCTCTCACTATCCTTGTCGTTAAATATATCTATTTTTAAATCTGGTGCTCTACCTATTTTTTGTGCAAATCTTTCTAATGCAGACATAAGTAGGTTAGGTGCTGGTAATTGTCTGTAATCCATATCTCGCATGTCTTTACCAAGTAATGCTTTTATACCATCTGCACCACCATTAAGTATTGCTCTGATGTTATGTTTATCTTGTGCAAGTTCAGAATTTAATTGTCTAAGTTCGTAAACTCTGCTGTAAAGCTCATCTGCTGTTTTTACCATTATCTCCAACTATCCAAATCTATGCCTAGTCCTTCGTAGTTACTAAAACTAGGTTGGTATTCCATACCCATTGTAGCAAGTCTTTCCTTTTGTAAACGCCTTATTGTTTTCATTGGAAACCAACTTGCCATAACAATGTCAGATTTAGTACCTACACTTCTACTCTTGTTTTGAGCAGAACTAAAATACACTAACTGACTTCTGTATAAGTTTACCTTCTCTTGTGCTTCAAAGCTACGATAAGGTAAATTTATTAGTTTGTTAGAAAACAATGGTCTCATAGCTGTAACACCATAGATAGGGTCATGCTTGTTACCATAAGTTTGTGTACCTTCTAAAAATATACCATGCTTTGCTGCAAAGTCTCTAATTGATTTATCTTGTCGTATTGCTCGTTGAAAACCATTTTCTTCTATTACCCAGTGTGCAAGGTTATATTTAGTAAACCATTGCTGTATTATTTCTAATGCTTTAGGAATACCACCACCTAAGTTATTCTCCATATCTATCATGTACAAAGTATCTTGTTCCTGGTTATAACCCCATAAGAACGCAGCTTGGTACCCTGTTGATGCTGGGTCAAGACCTGCAATTAATCTTACATTGTGTGGTATGTGTCCTATATCTCTTGCCTGGTCTCTACATTGTTCTATCTCTTCTGCATCAAACAAACTCATACCATCTGGCATAGCTACATTAAGATATACCATTTCATAAATAGCTCTACCACCTGTAGTTTCAGCAGCTTTCTTTCTATCCATTAACCACTTGTATGTACGCTTACTTGCCCATAACATACAGTCTTGGTGTGCTTCGTTTTCCCAATCAGATTTAGTACAAGCTATATCGTGTGCTTGTTCTACTGTTGTACTCCAGCTTTCGTTATCTACTAAGTGCGAATACAAATCATCATAATGCTGCCTAGAACCAATAACTACCATAGCTGTATGTTCCTCTTTACGACTAGATAATGTTGTAGTCCACCAGTTTCTTGTGTTCTCTCTTGATGCTGGTTGCATAGTAGAACTGTGGTCCTCAATGTCATCTGCAATAATTAAATCACAGTCTCTTGACAAAATCTTACCACCTCTACCAATACCAATCATTGTTGGAGATTTAATACCTGTAACTGTTCGTGTACCTACAGTAAAACCATTTTGAGACCAAGACTTAGATGATTTTGTTTTAGGTTTAAATTTTGCTCCTGGTCCACATATCTCTTCTATAAGTAACTCGTTATTTTCTAACTGGTCCATTACAGAAGATACAGAGTTCTTCGCAATATCTTCATTACCACCTACCCACATAATTCTTATGTTTGGGTTTTTGCATATAAGCCAGACTACAAAATGTATAAGCAGTTCTGTTTTACCATGTCTAGGTGGGCTAAGTATCATGTGCTGTCCACCATTATCAATAGCATCCATAATATTTTCTATCCATTTAGTATGAAACTCTGGTGTCTCAAATGCAACGCCTTGTTCTGTTCTAAAGTATCGTTGTCTAAACTCGTTAAAATCTTTTAGTGTTTCTTCTGCTACCTGTGGTAATGACCAGTCCTCTTGTTCTTGTTTAGACTTTATATCTTCTAAATATGCCTGGTACGCCATAGATACAGCAGCAGTTGTAGTGCCAAGTATCTTAGCTACTTCTGTTAGTGTTATTGATTTTTCGTATATCTCTTGTGCAAGTCCAGATTGTTTAATATCTTCATAAACCTGTCCTCGCCTAGATGCTACATTAGGTTTTTGTGATGGTATGTCTAAAACATCATCTTCTTGTGTCCACTCTTTACCAGCTTTCCTAGCTCGTTTCTTTTGCTGGTTTATTCTTTCGTAACAACGCTTACTACAAAATTTTTTCTTTTTAGGTGGTAATGGTCTATGACAACCTGCTGCATAACAAAGTTTATTTGCCACGCTTCTCACACTTTTTATTGTTACATTTCATTTTATTTCCAGGTTCTAACTCTACACCACATACTGGACATGGTACTTTCAAAATTATTTATTGCGTTTAGCTTTATTTTTTTTACTATTAGGAAATCCTTTTTGCATTTCCTTATAGTTTTTAGCACTAATAGTAGAGTTTTTTTTGGACCTGCTAGTACCAGCTTTTTTTCTTTTGTTCATGTTATAGTACAAACCTTTTTTAGCTGCCATGTTGCTCCTTACCACATTTTACAAGACCAGTACCTAGGTGTAGTCTTGTCTTTTGCTGTATCGCATTTGTGTCTTGCACGAAACGATTTTCTTGCTTCTGGATTATCTTTGCGTATCTCCATGTTAGGGTCGCCAAACATAACCTTCTTTACTTTGTCTCCATCTTTAACAAAGACTTTAAATTTTTTACGACCATACCCAGGTTCGCCCTTACTAATCCTAGAAGGACTATCTAACTTAACTGACTTACCTTGGTACTCTGCCATTACTTTTTCTTTTTTTTATTAGAAGATTTTTTCTTCTTCATACCCTTTGGGTAACCTATACCTTTTGGCATTTATGCTCCTAACTATATTTACCTATAGTAACACAAAACTGCACCGAAGTGCAGTCTTGTCGTACAGTGTGTCCAATACTGTTATGAAAGAAAATGAATTAACTTAAATCAACACACAAATTGTCTATATGATTTTCAGCTTTTTCTTTTTCTAATTTCGTATGTAAATATTTATTTTACATACTGGTCGTATCCCCATACAACCAACCTAGGACTTTCCTAGGTGTGTATAGTGTAGTGCTGCTCTCGCACTATGGTGTAAAAAAATTTTTTTTTTATTCTTCCTGGCATCTTTCGCATATACCATCAGTAAGCTCATTTTCCCAAAAGGGATGTAAGCACTCATCACAATCTACTACAAATATATCCATTAGTTGAGATTATAGCAAACCCTCCATTGCTGGAGGGTCGTACTATACAAACAAAGAAAGGAAATGTTATATGAATAAAAAATCCTTACGATAAGTTAATAATACACTATACCAGATATATGCAAAGTATTATTTTAAGAAAACTGGGGGTTGCAGACAGGGCGTAGGCGAAAGGAGGAAACTCCTACAAAACGCAACCCCCATTAAATACTACCACTAAATTTAAAAGTATGATATAGTTGAAACACAAACAGTTTGAGCTTCCTGCTCTAGGACAAGTTCTTACGATAATTCTTTAAACATAAGTGGACTAGCAGGACCATGGTAACTGGGGTTAAAGCCCATTATTCCACATTGTTAAAATGCTACTTAATTTAGTCATTTCTGGTTTTTGGGAGGGAGTGGCACAGGGTTAGCTGTACTCTTATTGTTATGTTTCTTTATTGAACACACTTCAATAAAGAAGGTACACAGTCTAGTAAGGTACCACAACATCTTGTACCCCTAGATATAGTGGGTCAAACTTAACAGATATTCTTTGGAGGGTACACACAACACAACACAGACCCCCACATTAAACCCCCCTATATATTGTGTATTACTAGATATATACCATATCTTGTGTTGCATTATTCTGTATACAATATGTTGTGTAACTAAGACATATACTAGATATTGTGTAGCACTCTGTACCTTGTTTAAACATTTATGAGAAGAAGAGGGGGTGTTAATTAATATCGTAGTTTTCTTCCAAAAAAAAATAAAAAAACCTGTAACCTTTTTGTAACCAATGCAGTCTAAGTAGTACAAGCAAAGAGAGGATATTATGACTAACTTACTAACTAGCAAAGACTTTAATGATTTTAATAATCATGAGTTGAAGGTTGCAGAAGCAGCTATTAAACAACAGAAAGAAAACAGAGATGAAATCTTTATGTCTCAATTCCATGAGGGTACGCCATTAGCAGTAACTACAAGCATTATGAGTAAAGATGATGATTATCAAATTTACCCAGCTTATATTACAAAGGTAAATAAAAAGTCTATCAAGATTGGTTACGCAGTAAATGATGACTACACAGAAAAATCATTTGTTACTAGGCAGAAAACATGGAATATTGAAACACTAGCTAACTATGTACGAGCAGGGTTTATACATAAATCTTATCCATCTAACTGGGAAGGCAGAAACTTTAAATATGATAATTACCCTTCATATTTAAGAGATGCAGAAGATTTCTAAAAAAAAATTAAATTACCCTGTAACCTTTTTGGTTGCAGGGTAGTCAAATAAACACAAACAAGAAAGGATATTATGAGTATAAAAATAGATATAACACAAGATGCTACACCAATGAAAGAAGAGCTTATTGGGTTGAGTGTCTTAGTTTTTCCAAAAGGCGAAGGGGCAATATTTCAAACAGATTTACATAGTATTGTAAATACACCTTCTAAAAATACAGACAATATAAGTAGCGAGGTACCTAAAGAAGATTTCCCTATTTATTTGTCAAAGGATAAATTAAGTTACATCACAGTTAAATGGTTATTTGAAAGCATGGAAGATGACAGAGTTTCTTTCTTCTATCAAAATCAATGGCGTGAAAGCACATTTGAAAAAGGCGTAATGGTTAGAAAAACCAAATACGATTATTAAATAAAAACAAATTACCCTGTAACCTTTTGCGAGGTTGCAGGGTCTAAACAATACAAACATAAGAAAGGATATTATGAAACAATTAGAAGCAAAGGTTGAGTTTAAACAAGCTCAATTTCCTAAGAAAGATATAAAAGCAGAAGATTGGTTGAAGCTGCTAGTGGATGAGTGTTTAAACATCCTAGATAAAAAAGGAATAGACACTAAGACACATGCAGGGGCAGGTGTAGAAATACACATAAGTGATACAAGGGGCAGAAAGAGAGTTACCAATAATCAAAAAGGGTCTCATGCTTTAGGTCTTTGTTACCCTAAGTCTGCTTCAACTGGAAATCTTAGAGTGATAGAGGTTGATAGAGAAACAGATAATCTATGGGAAACTATTGATACAGTTGCTCACGAGGTAACACATGCAGTCTTAGATGAAGCAACAGGTCATAAGGGTATGTTTCCAGAGATTGTTAAGAGCGTGTTTAAACTGGGTGGAAAACCAACTGCAACAGTACCAACAGAAGAGATGAAGGAATTGTTTTACGATTTCTTAATAGAGCATGGGGGTTATCCTCACATAGCTTTTAGACCATCTCACAGAAAGCAGACTACACGCATGGTCAAATGCTGGTGTACAGACTTTCAATGCCCAGCAGGTACAGAGAAATCAATGCTAGAAGGTAAGGGTCTTATCTTTAGAATTAGCAGCAAGGGCATCAAGAATATGGAAGATGCAGGGCATAATCTAACTTGCCCAGTATGTAGAGCAGATGCAAGTTATGATGGGGCAACAGTACCAGAGAGCTTATACGCATAATATCCAGAGAGTAAGGGGTTGTTTAAACAAGCAACCCCAGCTCTTTAGAAAGGAAACAAAATGGAAAAAGAAAAAATATTAAAACTACTAAAAGAAATATTAGAGTTAGATAACGAAACATTGTACGACAAAGAAAATTATTCTATCTTTCAAATGGTAGAGCGATTAGAAGAGGATAAATAAAAAGGTGTAACCTTTTTGGATAAGAGTAAGTCAAAGTAATAGAAAGGAAAGATAAAGATGGCTTTAACACCAGAGCAAAAAGAAGAGTTGATGAGGAAGAGGGCAGCAGAGTATTTTAATGACCCAGCTAACTTTGAGACAGACCTAAGCACAGAGATACTAAACAATTTAGAAGGGATGTTAAAAGATACGCACCCTTCAACGATTGAGAAACTGCACATGGCGATTATGCAGTTGATAGTAGATTACACAGATTACACAGGGTAACTGTTTAAACAAGGAAGGATATAAAAATATGTTAGAAGCAATAAAGAGAAGAGTAAGTAACGCAATAGGATTTAGAAAGTATGGTCTGCAAAGCATACCAATG